GAGCTCTCTCATATGTTGAAAAAATAACTCGCGATCTTCTTCATCACCACTTAAAGCTAGCCCTCTTAAAAAAGTGGCAGCCATTGCACCTTCGGGTCTTTCTATTCCAATAACTTCAACATCAATCGGTGCTTCTCTCGACGCTAAACTTTCAATAATCCAATCATAACTATCTTTTCTATCTTCGCCTATAACTAAATACATTTTTGCACCCTTTCGAGAACAATTGTATAAGTCGCACAATACATAATTAACCTTTGAAAATATTGGATGAGAACCGTGTCGTTTATCCGTTTTATCGTCCATACAAATAATTTCTGCATTCATCTCCGCAATTTGTTCAGCATATTCTGGTCGTTCCTCGGCCAATTCTCTTTGTATTTCTGGTATTGCGTGATTGTATAAAATCATTCTTTTTTCTTCACATTCAATTGGGTTTTTCTTATTGTCCATTGTAGATGATAAAATTATATTTATTTGTGATAATCCCAATTCTAACGCCTTTTCTATCATTGTTTTAATAACCAATTTATGACCAGGAGTGGGTGGATTCATACGCGCTATAGTAAAAATAATTTCATTTTCTGGATTGGGCATTGAAGTCGCTTGTCTAGAAGTCATTATAATAAATCAATATTTTATTTATTTTAGCGAACTGTTCTTTTTCTACTTTTGCGACCTCCTGCTATTTGAGTGGCCACTGGAATCTCTGTTCCTTCAACTTGAGATTCCATTTTTTCCGGTACTATTTCCCCTTGAACCACCGGTAAAGGCGATGCAGAAGGAGGAATAATGGTTTCAGCAACTGGAGTTTCTGGTTTGGGAGTAAAACTGTATGGTATTCCATTAGCTACACTTGAAATTACAGAAGCAGCATTATCCTTACATTGGCTTAGATTGTTAATTATGCTAGGACCATAAATCTTGCTTTCCTGAGAAAAATCTGCTAACCCAGCTGATATTCCAGGTCCATCTCCGTTACTCGATTTATAAATATTAGGATAAAATACATATACAAGAATGCACGCAATAATGGCAATAACTGCTCCCATTGTACCTAATGATAAACCCGCATCTTTAACAACAAAGTAAGAAATGATGTACATTACTATATTTAATTTGTACTTCAATATGTCGATAATTGCTGTTCCCTTTGTGTATTCACTAGGTTGTTTTTCCTCCTTATCAGTTGAACCAGTGTCCACTATAAATGCTTTCAGACAAAAAGGCAAAAAAAGTGCGGTGAATAGACTTCGAGTGCTAAAACAAAACATCGTAAATGGTCCTATCTGCATAAAAATTGAACAAATGGCTAAAAATATATACCAGAAATATGTAAGCCGATTTTTTGATGTTGCATCTTCCGGGTCATTCCATAGAACGCGCGTCTTGGTTACAGGAATTGGTTGTTTATTTTCGTCTAATTTATAAATCCATTCTTTTGTATCTTTATTATAATAGTCTTTTTCAAAAACAGGACCTTGGACATTAGATACTGGTTCTTCATAACAACCTTCCTTTTCACTGAAAAGCTTTGGAATTTCAGTAAACATTAAGAATAAACCGTAAAGCAAATTTATAGAACCAAATCCTAACAACAAGAAAGGCCAAATAAAAAACAACAAGTATGGCATAACAAAAACAATAAAGCTTTCACTGCAATTTGTATTCAATATATTATAAAAACTACTTGCGTTTGAAACAAAATTTATTATCATTTTTTCATAAATTGTTCCTAGATAGCGCCAAAATGGAGTGGATTTTGGGCCATCTGTCCAATCGCGAATAGATTCCAACCCAAAAAATCCATATTTGATAATTCGCATATTTTCTTCAAAAGGGAATTCTATTTTTGTTGATTTTACTATTGGTTCACCTTTGTCATCCGTGGTTTTAATAACATTGAAATTAACTGGGGAAGTTGCAAGATTCAGTGGAGCAGAAGTAAAAGGCTCCGCTTCTATAATTGTTGGCATAAGATTTGTTTGAGATACTCTCGCGCTCCAAAGCATTAATCCTCCTGCAATAATAAGAACAATTAGGATGATTAATTGTTGTACTAGATTTGAAAAAAATGTAGCAGTTTCAGTAGCAGGGTCTTTTGGAGTCGGATTTGTAGTTTCTTTTTTTTCATCTATTGCGGTAGTCTCAGATGTGTCTGACATATTATATTAACATACTAAATTTTTGTAAAATTTCCTATTTCTAAGTTATACGCTAAAATAATAATAATATATATATAATATGAAGCTTATAACAAAAACGGCAATAAACATTATTTTACTTGTTATTTCAGTATTTATGTTTATGGGAATTATAAAATGGGGTAGTTATTTAATAAAATACAAACCTTGTGTTAATGGAATGAAGGAAGGTTTTGATATGTACGCACAACCTACCATAGATATGGGCACACCTGAAACCAGTCACACTGTGAATTTGCCAATTAATACAACTTTTAGTTGCGAAAATATGTGCGGGCCATTGGCGCGTTGTTCAAAGACTGGTGAGCAATGCACGAGTGATGTAGATTGTTACGGTTGTCAGCCAAAGGTGTATGTGCCGGATTACATTAAAAAAGATGTGGGTGGGCAAAATGACGCGGGGAAGCTTACCACTGGAATTACCCCGCGTTATTCTGTTTTAACTACGGATATAGGTACTCAGGCCAAATTATATGACAAAGGAGAGAATTTGATGCCTATGAAATATTTTAAAGGAGTCAACGAATGGAGAAAATCATTTGATGTTGGAATGGAACTCTATAATAAAAAGTTTAATCCGAGTATTCAGATTCTACCCTTTTTACCAAAGTATCCTCCAAGACCATCTTTGTCAGGGGAATTTGTTGACGATGGCCCTTTAGCGGCGAATGCCTTTTTATCAAACAAATAAATATTTGTTTATTTGTATAATATAAATGCCAAAGTTTTCTCCCGTAAATGACGGTAGAATATATGGAACTACTAGAAGCGGAGCTGATTATCGTGATATACCACAAACTGGTGCGCCAGTTTCATGGGGAAATGTTACAAAAAATAAATTTACAGGTTTTGAAGGTGAATATGTGCCTCACGAGACCCAAAGCAGAGAAGAAGAATTAGCAAATCGATTCGCAAAGGAACAAGAAACTACAGGTTTAAGATGGAATGTTTTTGATACACTAAGCGCGAACGGTGTGAAACTAGTAAGAACAGATTCAAATGAACAACTAGAAATTGCATTAAAAAATGCAACACTTAATAAACAAGCAAATCAATTGAGTGTATGTGATGTGATGGGACAATGCGCTATATACATTTTAACTGCCGCGGGGACGGCGTTAGTGGCGGCCAAGTTAGCTGGAGCGTTTGGAGGCAAAAAATCTCGTCGTAACAAGTCAAAGCGCAACAAGTCAAAGCGCAACAAGTCAAAGCGCAACAAGTCGAAGCATAACAAATCAAATAAAAATAAAAGAAGGTCGAATCAACGCAAATAATTCTAAGTAGCGTACATAAGACCGCAATTTCCACCAACGAATGTAATCATATTGATGCGCTCTTCAAACAAAACCATATTAAAGTTGTAATCGTAAATTCTCCATGTCGGTTTATTCACTCCAATAACATTACCAGTTTGTGGGTCACAAATTGCTAATGATTGCGCATAAGGGTCCAATGGCGGTATAATTGTTGTAGTCTCCAACTCAATAGTGGTGAATCGACTCATATTCATTGCCCCGCTAGGTTGCAAATCAAGCGGAGAACTATGCAAACAAAAGTTGTAAACATAGAGGCCGTCCGGTGCATTACCATCGGTGCGTGTATATTTTTCAATATAGTTGAATACACCGGAAGGTTGGTCATTCTCACGATATATGCCATCCAGTAAAATACCCATACTTACTAAAATATTCTTAATGTTTTCAAAGTTGTAGAGCCCAGTAATCATCCAACCGCTCAATTTTCCGTCGCTATTCACACCTGGACCGATTGTTACCGGTTGACCATCTCTAATAATTGTGTATGTACCATCCGTGGGCGCTTGTATTAAATCGTTGGGTATATAACGATAAGGCCAATTCGTGTAATTAGACCATTCATTGCGCAAATTGGCATCGCTGCGTTGAAAATAAAACATCCAATTGGAAATCATACCAATCGAATCAGTGGAAATCTTATTAGGACCAGTAACATTGTAATAAACAGTTTCTCTCACTTGTTTGAAAAGGTATTTTTGTTCATTGAGAGCAAAAATCCTCGATTCTTCGTTGGACAAGAAACAATAGGTGCAGTTCAGGTGAATATCAGCATTCCATATGGTTCTTGTATCAACATAAGATAAAGGACCCAACTCTACATCAGGCGGAGTCTGTAAATAACGATAAAATTGCATATAGTATTGATTGAAGTTGGGTGCAATATAAGGAAAGTTGTTGGCCGCGTCAAATACATCGCGAATTTGAAATAATTCTTGAATTGGACGCATTGTTACATTGATGTGTAATTCATTATATTGCAGAGAAATCAAAGGGAATGCCATTTGACTTTTCAAATTGAACCACGCATTCAATGGCACATACAAAGTGCGACCGCGGATTGACGGCTCAGCGCCAGCTTGATTTGTAGTGTAAAAAGCGTTTGGATAAGAGTTAACGCGGGTGCCGGCATTTGCTGGGTCAAATAACTCGGGAACATGTCCGACCATTTTTTCGAATAGAGCGCGCTTTCCCGCAAGGAAATCGCGTTGCACCAATGCAACCAAATACGCTCCCGAGAATTCTTGCAAGGTTTGATTGCCGCATGTAATTTCAATTTTTGAAATCATTTGAGCACCCAAATATTCAATCCATTTGAATTCATAGGGAATCCACTGACCGCCATTATAACTTGGACTGGTTGGGTCAGAATTGGGCGGCACAATTGGACTCCAAATATTAGGCAAGTCTATGGATAAATAGCAGTCCATTAATAAATCCGCATAACGAGGGATTTTGAAAGTGAAGTAAGAGGGTTCTGATAACCGCAAAGTTTTTGAACCTTCGAAATCAACTCTAAATTTTTGGAGACCAAAATTAGTGTATTTTGCATAAGTGGATTTAAAAAAGGTTTTTGATGGATTGCCGTTTAAAATAATATTTTGTTGTCCTTCAGATACTAATTGCATTAAACCACCAGGCATATTGTTTATATAACTTATATGTATATTTTTAACTTTTTTGAATAATAATATATTTATTAGTAAACCCGACAATAAAAAATAATCTATTATATTAGATATGAATACTCAAAACACAATAGGTTCAAAAATGAAAAACTTTTTAACGAAAACAACAAAAGATATACTTACGCTTAAGGAAGAATTTGTAGGGAATGCTATTTTTGTAATGATTATTATATTTGTTATATTGATATTGCTTTATTTTTATTATATGGTCAACTTGAATAATAGAGAATGCGCTGCAATGCACGCTTTGTATTCAAATGGTCAAACAAAAAGCTATATTGCGCCAATAGATTTTACAAAACCAGAATACAAGGACTTTACCTTTAAAGATTATTACATTAAAACTGCATACAACTGTTGTAGTGGAGGAACATACAAAAATGATTTTGTAAGTACATGCGCCTTGCAAACTATACTAAAACAAGGAGTTCGTGGTCTTGATTTCGAAATTTACTCGATTGATGATCAACCAGTTGTGGCGACTTCTACAGTTCCAAATTATTATGTTAAAGAGACATATAATTCTGTCCCATTTGCTAGTGCAATGGATACAATCGTAAATTATGGATTTTCGGGTTCGACTGCACCAAATCCTACTGACCCAATAATAATACATTTAAGAATAAAGAGCACGAATCAGAAAATGTTGACCAATTTTGCTCAAATTTTTAAGCGCTATGATAGTTATATGTTGGGACCACACTATAGTTTTGAATACACATATTCACAGCAAGTGACAGACCCATCTTTGAATGTTACGAACGACACAAATCCGGCAGACAAGTACTATACACACAATTTAGGAGATATTAAATTGACAGATTTAAGAGGAAATAAAATTGTTGTTATTGTAGACAGATTAAACACTGCATTTATGGATAACTCCGCTTTTTATGAGTATGTTAATATGACTAGTAATTCTATATTTATGCGCGCTCTAAATTACTATGATGTAAAGTTTACGCCAGATATGAATGAATTGCAAGAGTATAATAAGCAAAATATGACTATTGCAATGCCCGATAGTGGCGCGGACCCAGAGAATCCCAGCGGAGTAATATGCAGAGAGATGGGATGCCAACTTATAGCAATGAGATATCAGAGTTTCGATGCAAACTTGCAGGAATCGTTGTTGTTTTTTGATGAGGCTGGAAGTGCGTTTGTCTTGAAACCAGAGCGTTTAAGATACAAGCAACCGACAATAGAAGCAACACCACCTAATCCACCAGAGTTGAATTTTGCGACGAGAACAAAGACGACAGATTATTATTCCATTCAGACATAATGCAGGGAACCAAGGTTCCCCGCACCCCTCCTTGATATATTTTTATAATACACTATTAATCTCATTTTTGACAATGATATTAATTAATTTCTATCCGTGGATAAATCTATTTAGGAGGGGTGCGGGGAACCTAGGTTCCCTGCTTTTTTATCTAAATAGATATTAGTTTAGATAACTATGAAAAAAGAAATATGTGATAGGTCTATGTCATTTGATGAATGCGAATTGGCTATTTTGCGAGTTGCAATAGACAAAGCAGAAAAACAACTTGGAAAAGATGTAGTCAATTCTCCCGAAACAATAAAAATAGTAAACATAGTTGAGAATTTTCTAAGGAGGAAGAAGTTGGTAGCTTATGGTGGTACAGCAATTAATTCTATTTTACCGAAAGAAGACCAATTTTATAATATGGAATATGAGCTACCTGATTACGACTTTTTTACACCCAATGCATTGGATGATGCAAAGGAGTTGTGTGATATTTATGTGAAAGAAGGATTCGCGGAAGTGGAAGCAAAAAACGGAGTTCACGAAGGTACATATAAGGTCTATGTCAATTTTATGCCTGTTGCAGATGTTACATATTTACACAAGGACATATTTAATGCAATAAAGAAGGAGGCAATTAGAGTGGCCGGAATATATTACGCACCTCCAAATTTTTTGAGAATGTCAATGTATTTAGAGCTTTCTAGACCTGCGGGAGAAATTAGTCGTTGGGAAAAAGTGTTGAAGCGTTTAACACTGTTGAATAAAAACTACCCGTTAAAAGCGCATAATTGTGGTGAAGTAGATTTTGAGAGAAAAATGGAAGATAGAACGAATGTGGATGAAATATATGAGACGGTGAGAGATACATTAATAGACCAAGGTGTTGTCTTCTTTGGCGGCTACGCAATGACATTATATTCATCGTATATGCCGAAAGCGTTGCAAAGAAAATTTGAGAAGAACCCCGATTTTGATGTATTATCCGAAGACCCTGAGACAACTGCTGAAATAGTAAAAGAGCGATTGGAGGATATAGGCTTAAAAGGCGTAAAAATAGTGAAAAAACCGGCAATTGGAGAAATAGTAGCACCTCATTATGAGATAAGAGTGGGTCCAGACACCGTTGCTTTTATTTATCAACCTATTGCGTGTCACAGTTACAATGTAATAAAAATTCACGGGTCTACAATAAAAATAGCGACAATTGACACAATGTTGAGTTTTTATTTGGCATTTTTGTATGCGGCACGCGATTATTATGATCCGGATAGAATCTTATGTATGGCACAATATTTGTTCAAGGTGCAACAGCGTAATAGATTGAGACAAAAGGGGTTGTTAAAGCGTTTTAGCATAAATTGTTACGGACATCAATTAACAATGGAAGAAATAAGAGCGCAAAAATCGGAAAAGTATATGGAGTTAAGAGATAGGCGGGGTACGAGAGAATACGAAGAATATTTTTTGAGATATAGACCGGGAGACGATGTAAAAACTAAAAAGAGAGAAAATACAGAAAAAGTTGGGAAAACAGATAAAATAAAAACGGTTAGAAGAAAGATGCACGGGAAGAAGACAAAGAAGCGCGGTCGAGGCGGGCTCTTTTATTAAAAATTGAAGTAAATGTATTGCTAATTAATAACCAATACACTTACAATAAGCAATGTCAATAATGATTCGACCTCGTCCCTCTGCATTTCCGCGATATTTTGTGAAACCCGTGTATTTGCAGAATGTAAAACCACAATTGCAATCAAAGACTCCGCAAGAAATTGCAAACATTATTGGAAAAACTCCAAAAGTAATAAAAGTTCAAAAAAGAAATTATGCAGCATTTACACCGAGAAAACCAGACAATGAGCCGCCGTTTTGGCTTTTAGCAATAATGGGTACCTTTGCTGCTTCTTATTCACTTAAAAAAAAGAACTGACAATGTCAAATACAATAATGCTCTATAACCAACCCACACACTTCGCCGCAAATTTTACTCATCAATGAGTCTTTAAGTTGTTCTGGAATATACTTTTTCAGATAGATATAAAGAGACATACAATAAACAACCAGTTTTTCAATGAGTATCTTTATTATTCTATTCTTTGTCCAGCAGAACAAAGACCAGTCGTTTACATAACTACACATTTGTGTATTCGAATTCTTTATAAAAAAAAGATGTATATCCAAAATTCCCGCCAAGATTCTGTGAAAATTTGTTTTTTCGTTTTTAATCGAAAATGCGTGTACAATTTTATCAACACTCAACAAATCTATGTATAATATTTTTTTATTCGAATCACATTTAAAAATATGTGGATTTATTCCGTCTATGTACTTTTTATCAAGCGCTAAATTTCCATTTATAAAATGAGGAATGAAGGTTGACCGTTTGATACATTCCAATAAATCTTGATTCGATTTGTACTTTTGTCTCAGAACTTTTCTCTGTTTTTTAACATCGTAATAACAGATGCATACTTTATTAGTTAATTGATTGTGTGCATCATCTGGCAATAAAGACGCTAATCTATTATCAATGTAATCGTGCAAAAAATCTAGGCGTTTATTATTTTTGAAATTGACTACAGCTCGGTCATAAAATTCTATTCCCAAATCTAATTTATTAATATAATAAATTACTGCACAAAGGGCTCCAACGCTGCAACAAGAAAATCTGTCTATTTTTATTTTGTTTTGATTTTCCATCTCTTTCAAAAAATATAAGGCGCCTATTTGATAACTACCATTAAATATTCCCCCATCAAGAATTATATCTATTACTTCAGTTTTTCCTACTGGATGTGGAGGAACATTATCTATAAGTTTTTTAACATATTCTTCTATTATTGATTTCATAGTATAATTTTATATATTTTATACATGTTTTCTACACATTTTATAAAGCTTTATCCAAAAAATATATTAAAGAATATAATTAATTCTTTAATATAAAAATAAATGACTGAAAAATGCGACTTTTATTGTTTATCCTATAAAAATCCCGAAAGAAAGACCGCAATGGAAAATAGATTCAAAAATCTAGGAGTTAATGTATTTATGTATGAAGGAGTAAGTTTTGACGACGAAAGAATCGCTGGTAGAACTATGCACGAGCACGCCAAAAGGTGCTGGTCTTTTACTTATGGACATTTTGATTTAATTCGCGAATTCTATTTCAACAGTGAAAAGGAGTACGGTATCTTCTGTGAAGATGACATCTATATTCGCAAAGACTTTATTCAACATTTGCCCAGAATTATCGAAAATTTTGAATCTATGAATTTGGACCTTCTTTTACTAGGTTATCTAACTAAATATACTATTGATGAAAACCACGAAGGAGTTTATTTAAAGGGACCAAAATCAACTTCAGACCACCCATTTTCTTATTACTCATTCCCTGATTCTATTTGGGGAGCACAAATGTACATGTTGTCTAGAACGCAAGCATATTCTTTATTACTCAAATATTCGCCGCCTTATGCTGACCTATCTATGACTAATAATTCTATGAATCCATTCAATTCTGACTGGACTATTACCAAAGAAGGCAATCGCGCATTAATCTACCCTATGGTGGCATTAGAAGATGGCAAAACAAAGTACGAGGATATGGGTCAGTATATTTTGCATCAAGATTGCCATCATAGTAATTATGTTAAAGACTTGTTTTATGAGTAATATTTCACTTGTTTTTCTCTTTTTGTTTATAGTTTATAGTTTATAGTTTTTTATTCATTATCAAGCGACTAGTAAAAGCGTTTTCATCGTTCTTGTACATCAAATATAAGTTAATTATCTCAGCTGGTGAATAAAAATATTGTTCCACCTTTCTTAAAGAGTTTGTGTTTATGCGTTTCTCATATAAATGTCTATACATCTCTGAAATAATTTCACGAGATGCATTGTTCATCTCCACCGAGACATCGATTCTACCTGGGCGCGTCAATGCTGGGTCCAGCTCATTATAATGATTGCTACTAATCACTAATATTCGACCACTCGTCTCTTCAATACCATCCCACAAATTCAAAATATCGTCCAATGTTATCGGTTCATCGTCTTGTGGCTTCATTACAGTAGATAACAGTTTTTTGTCTTCTCCCTTTTCATTTTCCATTATTGTTTTTATTACATCGCCCACATTTGTTTTTTCTGTGATTTTTGTGAAATCAATTGTAGGAACACCCACCTTTTTCTTTGAACGGTCCAAAACAATATCACCTTGGGCATCTATATCTTCTATCACAATTATTTTATTGTCAAAGCCTATGCTACCTCTCTTATTATTCTCATTGTATCGGTCTTCGTAAAAGAACGACTGCAGTTGGCGTTGTGTTTTTATTAATTTAAGTGACAACACAATTATGTGACGGTTTGTATGTTTTGCCAAACTCTTGATAAAAGATGTTTTTCCCGTTCCTGGCGGACCGTGCAACCCAAACCCTATTGTATAAGGTATTCCTTTGCTATAATACCATTCCCGGTTCTTTAAAAAGAAATCGAGTTTTTCCAGAACTGCCTTCTTTCCTTCAAAGAACATATTTTCAAATGCTCTAGTTGTTTCAAAACAGCTTTCTTTCCAACATTCGAATCGAGATTCCTCATATTTTGTTTTTATTAGCGTGTAAATGAAGCGTTTATTATTCCTATTTCTCTCGATAGTTTCAAGGTATCTTGTAGTGATATCATCAATATAATTTTTCATTGCAGCTAATGATGATTCGTAGGAATATAAAACGATTTCTATATTGTCTATTTTTGATGTAGTTCCTTTCTCTTTATCATTGTTCGCCTCTTCTGAAAAAATCTTTGTTAACGCATAAATCTTGAGTTCTTCATTAAAAACAAACGGTGTTTTCTGTGATACTATAAAAACATCATTGTTGTTGTTGTTGCTGTTATTTTCTTCCCCATAGCTATAATAATTATTTGGCGTAAGTGTTAAAAAGTCTTTTATTTCGCTAATTGATGGATTTGCGTCAATATTTTTTATTATTTCACTCCACACTGCCTTGAAACGGTCACCAAACGCCGAACTCACTATTGGCGCGCAATGATAATTAATAGATGAACATTTCTTTCCCGACATTGTTATCATATTTTTCTTGTAAAACCAATATTTGGTTGTTTCCTTTATGTTTATTTCTCTAAATTTGAAATCACAATCAAATGACATCTCATATAGAACCTTTACTATATAACTCATTAATGTTAATGATAATGTTGTTATAATTGTGTCAAAGAATACATTGCCTGTTTTTATTTTATTGAATAAAGACATACGAATGGCGTCATTTGTAACTCTATTTATGGTGTCCATTATTGGTAATTTATCAATCATAATAATAATACTAATAAATGTTTAATATCTTTTACTATTACACATTTATTGTCTTTTTCTTCTTTGTCTTCTAGTAACCTTTGAATGCTTTCTTTTTTTTAAACCACGAGCCGTTGATTTTTTGGATGGGGGAAACAACATTGATTTCAACTGCAAAAACAGTGATGGATTGAGACTTTCTTCTGCTTCGCTTATTTCCTCTTCTATAACAGATAATGGATTCATTTTTTCTCCTCTTGTTGCCCTTTTCACTGGATAGCTTTGTCTTGAAACTCTTGATTGACTCTTTGTTTTCGATTGTCTCTGCGTTTGCGTGTGAGTTTTTGATGGTGCAGGTGCCGTAGTTTTTGCTCTTCTGCTACTTCTTGGTAACTCCTCTAGAGCGGGAGTTTTTGAGGCTCTTGCTTGAGAAGCGGGTGCTGCGGAAGGTGCTACTGCAGGTGCGGCAGCAGGTGTTATTGCCGCTCTAGATGCTCGCGATTTTCTGTCCAATGGTTCTTCAACTTGACTAGTAGCAGCAGTGGTTTCAGCTTCTCCTTTTGTGAATATTCTTTTATGCAAGTTTGAAAACCCAGGAAACTTTTTGGTATCCGTTCTTCTACCATTTTCTATATCAAAAATCATAGTTTCAAATTCTCCTGGGTCTTTTGTTTTTATCAGATTGTGCAAATACTTATAATTGACATTTCTCGTATCATTTGGACCATAATTCAACCCGTAGTCTGCAATAATGTATTCTCTTCTCTCGGTTTCGGGAACAAGTGTCATAAAGGTCAACAAATTCAAACCTATTCCTGTGTATAGTTGTATGTCTCTGTCTCCAATTAGACACACTGCTTCTTTGTCGTAAGCCGAGTTCGGAACATTATTTAAAATATCGATAATTCTATCAGGGTCAATATCAGTTGCAATCATTGGTAAATTATTATAGTTTGGAAAACAGTCTTCACCGTATAAAGATTTGTCTATTTTAAATCCCAGCTTGGAATAACTCGCCAATCCTCCGGCATTAATGTAACCATTTGCCAATTCTAAAACACCCACCTTTTCTTCTACTTCTTCATTCTCCGCTATAGTATACAAATACAATCCCATAAGTATTTGACCAACGCCTTTTAAACCATTGGGACTTTGAAGAACTGCGCAAATTAGATTCACTGACCACGCATCACTAAGTTTTTCACATTCACCCTTTTCAACAATCAAAAAAGAAATAGGCGATGATTTACCATTTCCTTCAAATAACGCGACAACTTCATAGTTTGGGTTGTCTCCAAACGCCGCATCTAATGCTTCTTCTAAATAACTGTCTAATATAGAACCTCTGCAAATACTAACACCGTTTTCTCTCAACGATTGTTCGTTCAACTCTTTATTCGCCAAGATTTTTATTCCTGAAATGGATAACCTCGAGAGAAAATCAGCAATAATATCCTTTTTGAAAAATGGCATTACCTATTATAAATAGAGAAATTTAAAGCTAAAACTTGCTGAAATGTGTCATTATTTTGAAAAGTAAATAATAAAGAAGACCAAAAAGCGCGCTAGTAAATACATATCCATAAATATTTATGTTTCCATCTTTAAAAAATAGAATAGGGAAATATTGAAACAAGAACTTCTTAAAAATGGGCAATTGAAAAAGGAAAAATAACACTGCAATTAACAGAGGAATTTGCAGTTCATCGTACAATTGGTCCAAGCTATTCGATGACTCCATTTTTCTATTGTAACTATTTATAATATCATTGTTGTCTTCATAATCCTTAATATAATCAACATTCGACGAGGGAGGAATATAATTGGGTTGTATTTGAGCATCTTGTGTATAACCTTGCGTCGTTTGCGGAATATCGCGCGATTGAAGTTGTGTGATCCCGGTTGCGCTAGCTTGCTGCAAACCATTGACAATTTGATTAATTGTAGTTTGATCCAATGCCATACTAGGCATACTAGCGCCTGGTTGGTCTACAGAGGGCATTTTCATTTCATTAACTGTGAGACTCACATTTCCACTAACGCCACTTGCTGGGTCGGCGGGTAAATCATGTATACTTGTTGTATCTGCTGACATATAATTATATTTTTAGAAAAAGTATAAAAATATAACGACTAACGACAATTCAAATTTTAACATTTCTTTTATTTGCATCACATTTTGTAGATTCACTCTTATAGCTATAACACTTTCCATCTTGTTTGTATATCTTGTTCTCGATTTCATCTAAAGGGGGTGCGTGAAAAATGAGACAATTTTTATCCTTGCAAACGGTTCTAAAGAGAGAAGCCAGACCAAACCCTAATAATGCTGACATTACATATCTTCCCGTTTTTGAATGAACAAACTTGGCCAAGTACATCTTATACTATTTGCATATTTTTATTTCAAAAGATTTTATGACTTGGATTGAATGGGAATTGTTTTAATCATACCAGGGTCTGAAGGACATTTTACTTCTGTGGCCTTGTAAAGAAAGCAATTGTCGGCATCGTCTTTGTATTGAACTTGTCCGACATTTTCTGGCGTTGGATAAACAATTATTGTTTTCATATCAGGCCCCAAAATGTAAACAAAAAATAGACCAATAGCTAAACTGATTAAAAATACTGGGAGAGAAATATATTGCAACATTGCAGTTATTTATAAAATACAACAATATTTTAATCTTCTTCTTCAGATTCACTTTCTTCTCGTTCTTCTTCCGATTCCTCTTCTATTGGATTTTCAACGGATTCTTCTTCTTTTTGCTCCTCTGGTTCTGGCTCTGGTTCTAAAACTAGCATCTTTTTGCGAATCTTCTTGGTCTGTTTCTTAGGAACAATAACCTTCATTTCACCATCAGGGCGCGCTTTTACAGAACGCGCTCTAGGTTTCTTCGCGTCTTTATCGAGCCCCATTTGTAAAGAAACAACACCTTGTTCCTTTTCAGCCAAATCCGATTCCAGATTTTCGACTGAAATCGGTGTTTGAATAAGCTTGTATACATTGTCGCTGTCATCATATTCAACCGCAGAAATAACATACTTCTTTTTCATAATTTCTTTTAATAACGGCGTCATCTCCTTCACATACAACTCAACTACATCATTCACAAATTGAACATTTTGACTCGATTCAAAATCTTTCATCATTCTTTTTATATTTCCTATCATTACTTGCAGTTCAAGCTCTTCCTTTTTTAGTTCATCCTTTTTCTCTTTATTATCAACAATATCATTGTAGACGCTCAAGAAAAACTCGTAGTTTGTGCTAGTTGTTGCATATGACTCTTTTAAATTTTCAAATTTATTAACTGCTTCTCTTGAAGTAATGTATCCAAACAATAAATCATTCTTATCAGAAATAATTTCTCTTTTTTCATCTGCAATGGTTTTTTCATCATTTGCCAACTCATTTTCTAAATTGACTATATAACCTAAATTAATAGCAATATTTAAAGGACACGGATTTGATTTATCTCCGCATTTTGCAAAAAGCGTCCGTTCTCCCTTATCCTTACTAGTGTAAAAAAGAGTTCCAACTGCTCGTTTGCAATTAATGCATTTTGGTTTCAGTTTTGAAAACTCGATGCGCTTCTCTTTCCAGGAAAGGTCTTTCATTTTAATGATTTTGTTTTTATCTTTATTGTAAGCATTTTCATATGCCGTTTTCAATTTATAATAAGTATTTAAAGCCTCTGTGTATTCTCTTCTTTTCTCTTCATCCATTTTCAAAGTTATAATATACTTATATTTTTATTCTGCTCCTTTTATTCTTTCTATTCTTTCTATTCTTTTTCTTTACATTGTCATTTTGCGATGAATAATATCATATTCCGTATCCCAATTTGGTAAACCTGAAATAAGCTCTTGCTGAGCTATTTGTTTAGCATCTTGATAATTTTTAATCTTGGACAAAATATATTGTTGTTTTTCTCTATTTCTCATTTCTTTTTCAGATGGGGTGAGTTTACCCTTATACTTAATAAGCAAAAGACTTCCTAAAATGACAAAAAATATTATTAAAAGTGAAATATTAAAAAGCAAATTATGATAAGTATTTTTGAATTCCCTGCATTGTTTTAAAGTCTCGTTCAGGAAACTCTTTACTCCTGGTTCAGTTAAAATGGGTTTAGAGAAATTATTATAATTCATTGTGATAAAATATACTTTTATTATATCAAATTAAATTATACCAATATCTTATATAGTATGGATGCAACTTATCTTTCATTATTGATATTTTCATTAGTCACTATTTTGTATTATTTCTTTAAACCTAAATTGTCTCTAGAAGATTTGAGCGGCGGAAAACAAATTACAATTATTGATAAAGACGGAAATCCTGTCACAAAAGAATTAACCCCCGAAGAAGCTATGGCAAATTATTCAAAGAAGGGCAATTTATATTTAATTATTTACTTTTTGCTAGTAATTGTATCACAATTTTTTATTAATGTTGGAATAATAGTAAACAAATGCGGTGGAAACTTGAAGGACAATTTTGCAGCTGGGGCATTGATGACATTTATTCCTTGGATATTCATTTTTGGCTTGGTTATTTTGGTTCTAATTATTTTCCCAGGTTTTAAATCGGCGTTTTCTAATGTAGTCGGTTACTTTGTCGTAGCTGGCGAAGCAAATACTGTGTTAAATAATTTATTGGTAAATACAAATATACAAGAAGCGTTGAATAGTGAAAATACTACTCCGGAAAAGAAGGCTTCTTTACAAAAATCCGCAGAAGCAATTATCAAATTGTGTGGCAATGCATCAATTATGATAAATCAAATTGTTCCCGACAATTTTTCTCAATACTGGGCGCTTTTAGAGCCGTTAATGAAGGATGAATATCAAAATCCTGTTGGAGAAAATGCTGACAAATTAGCGTCGTTGAAAAAACAATTATTGGGTGTGGTGATAACACGCGACAATGTGGGTGAGGCATTATGGTATACTTACACAGCTGTACTATTGATTTCGATAGTACAGTATAATTTATCAGTGCGCGGTTGCATTATAGACCCAAAAACAATGAATGAAAATCATCAGAAATTCTTGGAAGCAGAAGATGCTAAATTGAAACAAAATGCAAATGCAAGTAAACAAGTATATGCCTCTGGAGCTTAGAATAATGCAATTGGTTTAGACAAATAGTATCTAACAAAAAGATATGATAGAATTCCTAAAATAATAGAGAGAAGCCAAACGGGTAATATAGTTTTGTTGCGGTAACCGACGCCAAAGCGTCGTAAGCTACCGTCTTTATTGTATAAGAATCCTGGCTTCAACATTTGAAAAGAAGCAAATAAAAATATAAAAAGAACTATGCTGACTAAAACTGGATTATTTCGAATAAAAGTAGGGTTCATAATTATTGTATAGATAATTATAAACTAAATTTATTTTGTAGCCAACCAAAAAACAATATATTTATAATATAGTTAAGACAAAAATGATAAAAGGATTAATCTCAGTAATACTAGGGTTATTTGTAGGGTTATATGCGGCATTTGTAGGTACAGGAGGAGGCGCAGCAATCCTAATTTTCTTACTTCAATACTGGAAACTTATTGACAATGTGACAATGATTGCAGGCACAATGTTATTTATTAGTTCGTTGCCATTAGGTCTTTTTGGTTTGTACGATTATTACATTCACAAAGATATCAATTACTATGT